GATGCCTTCGTCCAACATCCGGATCAGGCGGTTGGTGGCTGGTCTGCTGTCCATCATCTGTTCACCCCGTCCTTAATACACTTCATTGCCAAGGATGGGGACAGCATCCCCACCACCACGATCAACACTCCCAGAAGACACATGTACATCCGTGCCTGGATCAGGTCTGTCACTGCGTTGAATAGTTTCATACTGTCTCCCTAAACACGTTCCGTCGGATGTACTCCCTACAGGTGTCAAACTGCTCGACCAAGTCATCCATCTCCAATGCCGGATCAAGGTTCTCCCTGATGAAGTCGTCCAACAAGTCCTCAGCCTGAGAACACAAGTCCTTGGCGAGTCTAATATTCCTTTGCTTCTGGTCCATTATTTCAGTACTCCTGTACGTAGGTATCTTTCAATCATTGCGTGTGCTACCTGAGGATCCGTCACTCCCATGGCGATGAGTCGTTGGTACAGCTTGTTGATTTTAGTCATACTGCTCTCCTTAGTTAGTCAATACATAAGTTGCCAAGTCTTTGTAGTCCTTGGGGTTGGCTGCGCGGATCTTAGCGACAGAGATGAGCGTACGGAGACTGATCTCCTTAGCTTCGTCCTTGACTTCGCGGATAAGAGCCAATGCGTCTGCTTTGATCTGTGCGTCATACTCAGGCAAGAACTCGTCTGAGGCGGCGATGTGCTCCATACGGTCAATCTTCTGTTCGTCTGTCATGGACAAGTCAATCATCATGGAACGGCTACGGATAGCTTGGTCAATCTTGTCTTGGTCCATGTTGCTGATGAACACGATGCGACCCTTGAACTCGAAGCTGCGTGGAAGGTCGTCGTCCTTGCCAAAGGACTCGGCGTTCCAAGAGATGATACGCTTGCTATAGGAGTCCAAAGCGCCTTTCAACAAGTTAAGAGCAATAGGATCTTTAAGGATCGAGTCACAGTCATCGAAAACGATCGTCGCATTTTGGTTCTCGAACAGGGTACGGTACAAGCCCTTAGGAGTAGAGTAGCCTTTGATCGTCACAAACACCTTGGACATCTGGATAACTGAGCCAGCTGGCAGGCGTTGGATCAACTCGTTATAGTCCTGAAGACCAGATGCCTTGAGCTGCTTCATGACTGTGTAAGTCTTACCCAATCCACCCTGACCGGTGATCACTGTGGAAGGCTGGATGCCAGTGGCGACCATGCCAACGATCTTCTCCACGAAGCCAAAGCGTTGGTTGATGCCAAACTTCTCGGACACCGCAGGCTTCTGTATGTCCTCGATCTCCTTGAATGACTTCTTCTCGCCAGTGATTTGCTTGAACATGTATTCGATGTATGACTGCTTGGTAGTCGTGAACTTCTGACCATTGATAGAGCACTTGAACTTGCCCACGGCCTTGTCAAAGCTGATAATCACTGCAACGTCTTTTTTCATTCATCTATCCTTAATTTGATTTGTTAGATAGATCTTATCATAGAACGGGGAATTTGTACATAGTAGTCTACCGCCGTGTAGGACTATTATTTGCTAATAGAATCATTGGCTTGCACGGGAGTGGTTGGACCTGGGCGCCGTAAAATAAATTCTGTTTATCACCATGTGGCAGTGGGTGTGTCCGTGGTCCGTGGGGATGATTCGGTGGCCTTATGTCCACTTTCAGTGGCCTTTGGTTTCTCTGGTTTCTCTTTGGTGATCGGTGTCTCTACTGATACCTTTGTTTCTGTGTCTGTGTGGCGTACGGTGAATGCGATGTTGCTGAGGTCCACTACTGAAGACAGAAACCAAATCCCCACTACTATCCCGAACCCATTCTCCACTACCCATGATAAGATTTTATTCATTACTGCCATTTTCGCGTGCCTCAGTTGCTACCATATCTTGTAGTTGTTCTATTAGTTGTGGGATTACTCTCTTGTCTAGTGTCACAAAGATGTTATCATACCTGTGTAGTCTTATCGCAAATAAGTCTCCTCTATCATGGATACTGATATACGGTGTCCCATTGGGTTCTTTACAATAACGTGGGCGATCTTTACAATAGTCACATGTGGGATCATCGCACTTTGATTCTGTCCACTCCCCTGTGGTGTCATCATAATACGCATCATACTGCTCGTTATACTTAATCATCTATTTCCCCATCCTGTCCTTGCATAGCCTAAGGATGATTTGATTTCCTTGAGTGCTTCTCGATCTATCTCTCTTGCTATCTCGTCTGAGTGTTGCTTGATGATCTTATTGATGTCTACTGGCGGGGAGGAGTGGTATCGCTTGCATCTTTGACACCATTTCTTATGCTTATCATGTTCATGCATTTTATATACGCTGCTTTCTTTCCTACGTGGATACCGAGCTCTCGCTTGTCCATGCCCTCGGTTGATTTATTATTCTCCTCGTACCATAGCTTTCTTATGGCGTCGAGGATAGGTTGGTTATCGTTCAATGATGTATCCTTCCATGTCTTCATATCCACATACTTCTGCAAAGGCGAGCAAGTCGTCCTTATTGTATGATGAGAACTCATACACGGGATTTCCACCCCCTGGCCCATTGGCATTGACGAGTTTGGCTACGAGGCCATAGTTTGACATGTCCTTAGCGAGTTCGGAGGTGGGGTATTCTGAGCAGATATCGAGCTCGAGGGAGAAGAGTTTTCTTGTCATGTTCGTTTCCTTAGTCAATTTGGATGTCTACGACTTTGCCGTTGCGGACGATGTAGTATGCGCTGATCCTTCCATACGAGACTCCCACGCAATGGTTTGCCTTATACGTGGTGTAGTGGAGGATGCCTTGCTCGGCGAGCTTAGCTTTGACCACTTCCAAGTCTTGTTCATATGAGCTGTACATGTGTTCTTTCTTTATTGAGTATGGATAGATCTTACCACATGGGGTGGGTTTGTACATGTAAGAAGATAGTACTACAACTAAAACGGTATACTACCCACGGCATGGCACTTTGTGTTGTGTGGGCAATACACCTTGACACTGGCACATGCGTGGACCGTGGCGAGGATCCACAGTATCATGATCATCCTCATTATGATGGGATACTCCAGATGCCCGCAAATACGGTCAAGAATAATGATGTGAAGAAACTAATGGCTACGAGAGCGAGTGATCCTTTGAACCACCAAGGCATGAGCTTGACATTATAATTCCAAAACGTGTTACCGAGAAACACGCCACTTGCCATACACACGAATAGACTCAATGTCACCTTCACCATGAATAGGAACGTTAAGAACACGTCTTCTCCTCATCCTCAAAACACATACAATACTTAAACTCCTCACAATGCTCATCGATCGGGAGGAAGTCAAACTCGATACAAAAATGCTTATACTTGCCTGTCAGTGGTCGACCATAGAATTTGATGCTCTCCTCGTCTAACTCACTGATCTCTTTCTCTGCTTGCTTATCCATATAGTCGTCCCTAAAATCTTCAATCGTGCAGCACTTACATGATAGCATGCGTGTCTTCTTACCTCTTAACTTGAACTGACCCGCATCCCATCGAGACTTCATTTGATTCCCCAGATCCCCTTGAGGTGGTCGATCAACACCTCACACGATGCTACCAATTCATGGTTCGTGGGAGTAGAATTTTCTTCGAAGTAGATGATACGCTCGAGTCTCTGGATGGTGAATTGATCCATGAAATGTGTGAGACTCGTCTCCCTGTGGTTATATTCAATCTTATTCATAGATGCTTTTCTTGCCGTGGCGGGAGAGGTAGCGATAGAAGAAGTTAGACACTGGTCCATACATGTGGGCAAAACCCACCCAGATACGTAGGAATGGGATACAGAATCCAAAACCGATGCGTGATGGTTGGATGTCCACGTCAAACTGAAGCGATACGTTACTTAGTGTCCATACATGAAAGATGAGCCAATGAAAGCTCGCATCCCATGCATTGTAGTCATCTGCCTCACGGTACGAGAAACGTGGAACGAGCGGGCACAAGTCATTGCACCATAACTTGTGTAGTGGGTAGTGTTCCCACCAATTTAATTCTCTCACTGGTCCTTCACTCATTTGTTTCTTCCTTTGGTACTGGTAACATGTCACGGAATGTAGTGATAGCAGCAATCAAGCTATTGCAACCTTCACGATCCATGGTGAATTCACTGTAACCCATTGAGAAGCTGACACGATTGGCATCAGTCATACCGACACGATAGAATGTGTGCTCGGGTTTCTTCTGTTCTTTCTCAGGTGGCAAGTATGTCTCCTTCGCCTCTTCAATGAATTCTTTCGCTGTGCGCTTCTTAAATAGGTTAAACATTGTCTATCGTTCCTTTGTTCTCTTCGTAGTATCGTATCCAACCCTCTAAGATCTCGATACGTTCCTCAAGTTGTTTTATCTTTTTATCATGTTCACTAAGACGAGATTCCTGACCAAGGTCGAAGAACCAATTCCACATACTCATGATACTAACTGCCTTAATGCTTGTTCGATCCGTTCCCTACATGTTTTAAGTGCGACAATGGGGGTGGGGTGATCGAAGCCACTATCGATATCAAACTTTGCACCGACAGTGTTCGTGTTCATCTCTACTCGACAATACCATCCACCTTGATGGTGTGACATGCGAGGGTGTCCGTACTTAATGAGTTCCATCAGTTCATAGTTTAGATCCTCAGAGATAGCGCGTGCTTCCTCTGGTTTTTTAAACAGAGTCAACATCACTTCTTAACGCACAACACATTAAGTCGTACGTCTCTCATGTTTTGCATGTGCTTCTCAATCTGTGCCTTTGACTCATAACATGTAGCTGCTGATGAGACCTCAGTCATAGCCAATTGTGCACCCGTGGAGTTCAACCACATCACTATCAATACGAAACTGTTCATAACAATCCTTCCTCTGTTTGATTAGGAGCAGGTGGAGTTGCATCACTATAACGATACACATACTCTGTCTTTGGTGTGTAAGGGAATTCTACATAGACACGTGATTCTCTGCATGTATAATGTGACTTATATGGATCTTCTTTGGTGCCGCTCCATTCCCAAAAAACTTTCCCTTCGATGAAGTATGCCTTACCATCGTCGTCTTTAAACACTCTACTATCTCGGGTGTTTTGCCAACACTTACTACCCATTCGTTCTGATACTTCGTTCCATTCCCAATCCTCACCAGTCAGTGGAGCTACAGTCTCGAACTTGGCAAGCTTAGAGAATAAATTGATTGCGTATGGTGCTGATGATCCAGAATGTCCCTCACCATCGAAGACTTTCAACAGCTTTAGAACGTGATCACATATCATACCTTGCATCTCGTCGATGTAAGTACCATCTTCGTTTAGCCATCCCGCAGCTTTAAACTCTGTAAACGCATGTTTTTCATAATTACTCATTACCAATTCTCCACATCACTAACTACATAAGAAAATGTACCCTTCAAACAGTTGATTGCCTGAGGTACGTGTGCTGTCACTGTCGTGCCGATACCAGATGAGTTATCTACCTCTAACTCAAATGTGCCATCATAATCGATAGCTTCCATCAGTGCCTTGATTCGATCGATGTCATCTGTGTGTAAAAATACTTTCATACGATGTTCCTTACGTCCTTGATATCGATCTTCTCGATCGTGAATTGACCATTGCTTTCTTCAGCTTGCTTTTCAAATCGTTTAAAGACGCCGAATGCATACATGCTCATACCTTCACAGTTCTTACTACAAGTATAGATCGAACCGCTGACGTTATGCACTTCATAGTGTGTGTCATGTTCTACGACCTTCGTGATGCCCGAGGATAATTTCCATGAGTCACTACCACCATATCCACCGTACCATGAACCAAACACTTTATCAGTACGCTCGCCGTCATGGACTAGCGATACGATTTGCCACCTGTCTGGACTATAGTCACTCATTGCCATCACCTTTAAAAATTGTTGACCATTGACGAAGCTTATCTCGTTTACGTTGTGCTGCCATCTTCACATCAGCAATATCGCATACGCCTGTCTCCATCAATAGACTAATCATACATTGAAGATCACCGAGTTCCTCTGACAGGTGTTCTCGATTGGTACGACCATTGTGTGATGTGTCCAAACCGAACCGCATCACCTTACTAATTGCTTGTACGACCTCTGCGCACTCTTCTTGAGTGATCGCATAGATCTCATTCACTTTATCGCTCATTGTCTGCATCTTCCAAACCTTTTGCATGACCCGTGTCAAAGATAACTTCTTCGTACAAGTCCATTAAATCCATATCACTCATGTGTTGAATATCATCATCATTTACATGGTAAAATTCTTCGAGCATGTCTTCATCTACAGCAAATAGAATGCGTTCAACAATCATCTCTCGTAGTGTCAATTCACGAATAGTCATCAATATACCTCTCTTTTATGTGACCTAAATTCAGCTAAAACTTTCTCAAATTCTTTGTTCTCAGTTCGCATACACAACCACATTGTCTCTAAGATTTCCGATATGTCATCTCTATCTCTCCATGATCCAACAAAATAACCTTGTGGATTGACTGTGCCTCGTACGCTGATTGCATCGTACACATATTTGTGTTCATTTGGACTAAGTATGTATTTCATAAGAAATTCATCATACTCTCGTTTATTTCCTGCAATTACATATTTCATGAGCGTAAAAAAACCGTGATATAGTATATTATACCACGGTTTTTCTTTGCTGTAAACAGTTATTTAGTTTGCAGTGATGCCTTATCAGCGTCAGTGAAATTGATCGCTGCACCTGTAGCAGCATAAGCCATAGTCGAAGTTGCTAACATGTCCATACCGCGAGCAAAGTTACCAACACCATAGTTTAGTGTCTTACCTGATGCAACTCCAACAGAACCTGATACAGATTCTACTGAATCGAAGTTAGCACCGAGGAATACAACTTCCCATTTCTTTTCTTCCCACGCCTTTACTTTCGCTTTGATTGCTGCTTGTGAGTACTCTTGTGATGCGTTCTCATAGCCATCAGTCATTACGACTAACATAGACTTCTTAGCTTTGATATCCTCTGCGAGTGACATGATACGTCCACATGAGTCATACAGAGGTGTGCCTCCACGAGGTTGTGCATCCTCGTTGGTGACATCTTTCCAATCTTTTACTTTGCAATCGCGGATTGTCTCGTGTGATAAGTTGTCAAACACTGCAAGATAAATTTGATCTTTATCTTTTAGCTTCTTAACGTATCCATTGATCGAGCTGAGTGCCTCTGACCAGAGGCTTTGCATAGAACCTGAACGGTCCAATAGAATATAAACATTCATAGTGTGTCTCCTAGTGTGTTGTGTTGAATGTAAAGGACATGTGTCCTTTATTATATATCATGATCCACCACCAGCAAACGCATGATGCATCAAATAATTATATACGTCTGAGGCACCATCAGCATCCCATAGCTCTTGTGGTGTCTTGTGATTGAAAGCTCTGTTCTGAGTCTTCCACCACATTTCGCACAACTCACTTTTGCCTAGTAATGCAACGAGTAAATCATCACATGCTGCCTTTAGTGTTTCTTTCTTACGAATCATCGTCCAACCTCTTTGCAACTATCTTATTCATCATGTCTTCACCAAATGAATAGTTCTCTCGATATGCTCTGATCAAACCTCTACGATATAGACCTTCGACCGCAAGGATCGACATTAATACCTTCAATCGAGTCAGTGATTGCTGTTCGCTTTGTGATGGTTCCAATCCCTCTGCTCGGGCTAACATCTCAGAGATTAGTAACAACTCGTCAAAGTGGTCGTTTTCCTCATTTTCTGCCACATGTAATAGATGCTCTAATATGGATGTTGGCAGTTCATTCATATAATCGCCAAACGAGATGTATGGATTATGACTCAATGTACGTGCTAAATCACGCGTGCACTCTAACACACCATCGCAATGAATGATCTGTTTGTAATTAATCTCAAAAGGATATTCTACCATTCTGCTTCTTCCCAATTATCATTGTCACGTATGTCTTCCTTATCGCTATAATCGGGTACAACATACCAATCATCATCTTGTAATACATACTCGCCGTTCTCACGACGAATCAAATTTTGTTTGTGCTTCTCAATATCGCGGGCAAACTTCTTAGTGCTTGCTACACCCTCTGGTGTTTTCTTCCACTCTTTTGCATTATGCGAATGCTTGAGTCTTGTCTTGTCACCGATTGGTCTATGCGCGTTAGAGCACGCCTGAGAGCAAAAAGGTCCACGCTTACGGTGAACCTTCTTGCATTCAGGACATACCTTTTGTTTGTAAACTCCGGGCAATTATGCCTCGTTAGCTAACTTACTAAAGTAGCTGAGAGTCTCATCATCACCTTCGTCGCTTTCAACTGGTGCCATCTTTGGTGCTGCAGTGCGAGCAGATGGTGCAGATGAAGATTCATCGAGAGTGATTGACTCAGCTGTGGTACGTGGAGCAGAACCACCAAGTACACGCTCAAGCTTAGCTTTCAGTTCATCATAAGACTTGTACTTAGATGCATCTGTAAACTCTTTGAGTGAGTAGCACTTAGCGTAAACTGCTTCGAGCTTGTCTTCATCGCCATTGAAGAGTGCACTTGGCTTATCGAACTCTGACTTGTCATAGTTACGATAACCTTCAACGTTACGAATCTTAAGCTTAAAGTTTGCACCTTCCCATAGATCAAACGGATTTACCGGTTGCTCATCTTGGAATTGTGGTTGCATAACATCCATCATCTTGTCATAGATCTTCTTACCATATTGGAATAGGAAAACCTTGCCTTCATTTTCGGGATGAGCAGGATCAGATACAACAAGGATGTTAGACACATAGTGAAGACGACGCTTCTGCTTACGTGCAATATCCTTATCGGATTCTAGTCCGCTATTCCAAAGTTTGGAGTTGAGTTCAGAGACTGGATCTTGTTGACCAATCGATGTGAGAGACTTCTCGATGTACCAACCACCTGGACCTTGAAAACCGTGGTCCCAGTAACGAGTCCATGGATAATCATCACCAGCTGGTGCAGGTAGAAAACGAATAACCGCAAAACCGTTTCCAGCTTTGTCGACTTCTGGTTTCCACTGTCGATTGTCTTCATAGGATTGCTGTTGTGCACCACCGCCAACTTTTTCAGCGGCTGCAACTAGCTTAGAGATATCGCCTGAGCGACTTGCTTTGAGATTTGCTAAAGACATATAGTTCCTTTATATAGCAGTGTTTTAACATTGTATGGAATAACTATTATACCACATCTGCACTTGATTGTAAACAATCTTTTAGCGCATCCTTGACTTTTTCGTTATTCACCGTGATGAATGGATTATACTTCTTGATCTTCTTCGAGAGTTCGGGCCACATGATGGGATCCGTAATCTGTTTGTCGAACTTTGGCATAAATCCAATATATCGATTAAGGACAATAAAAATCTCGAGTGGTATCTCGTCTTGAAGTAACATCTTAACGAGTTTAGGATGTTGTCCATCCTCTACCACAAATAAACTCTTAAAGTCATTCGTCGATATAATATTATCTATACAGTTTTTGAAGCGATACGTGAAAGATTCTGTCAAAGCTTTGTATGCTTTGTAAGTCTCATCCGCGCGGTCTTCATTCAAATCACCAATCCACTTGGTGCCATGATGTGCGAAGTTACATGCATAGAATGTCTTGAGCTCATCGAGTCCGTACTTCTTTACGACCTTTGCAAAGAAGAACTTATCTCGGCGAGCAAAGAATGATTTTGCGTTTACACTCGTCTTACCATTGTATTTAAAATAGTCATACGAGTTTGACTCAAAGTGAAGCTTACAACCTATGTAGATCTTGTATGCATCAAACGGATCAGTCGAACGTAAGCTCATTCTTCTTTTTCAAATAACCTAAATTCATCCCTTCGGCTTCAAGCTTTGCCTTAATGGGATTACTCAATAATTTTGCGATGTCTTCAGGATCAATCATACGTTCTTTGCAAATATCAATGATTGCATCAAGGTATGTTGATCGATCCTTCTTTACGCGTTCTTGAACTAAATTCGAGAACGACTTTTTTGTGTACAGTCCGTCTGGTTGTTCTGACATTTTTCACGAGTCCTATAATAAATGTGGCTTCCGATAGTGGTTACCTTCTCAACGCCTCTCCAACCTGGATTGACATAATGTGCATGATAGAATGTTGAGCCTTCAGTGACGTCAACTCTTCGATGGTAATACATCGCTAAAGCCTTTTCAACTGCAGCGAGTGATTCTCTCCAACTTGTTGCTTCTTGTGCGGGTAATTGTCCCATCAATTTTCTATCACAAGTCCACGAGAACTGACATACTACTCGTTGACTCTCTGGGTTTTTATTCTTCTGATAAACCACATCACATGCTTTCTTTGGAAAACCTTCTGTGTTCATGCGGTTTAACACTACGTGTGTCACAGCGATTTGTGACATCTGCGAATCCCCTTTCGCTTCGTAGTATGCGTTGCGTGTTAGACAATATACATCTTGCTCATTTAGTGGGATCGGTGTTACAAGCGCCGATATCCATGTAGTGATCGCGACTAATATTTCTGTCATTTAGTTACCTTTAAAATGATCGTATCTTCGTTGATCCGTCCATTTGGTTCTTTTGGCTTCGTAGTTAACGAATTGAAAAGTTTGGCTGCTTTCGTTTTTGAAGACGACAGCACCTCTGATAACGTTTCTTCAGGCTTACGTAGTGTACGTGTTTGGGATTCGGTGTTGTTGAACTTGTTAAGGGAAGTGCCCTTGATTTCAAACCCAAGACCTGACTCAGCGATATAGCGCGTTAGAGCTTTGTACTTAACATTGTAAGTCCACAACTCTGTGGCACCGATTATCAGAGACGGATTGATCGAAACTAATTTATGCTCGGGCGACTCCTTCAAGTATTTGAGCTTCGAGACTTGTTTCTCGAGAGATACGGGTTTTTTCGTACGGGCTTTGCGAACAGTCTTGGTGTTAGTACCAAAACGCTGAGCGTCTGCAATAATACCCTCGAACCATGATGCAAATTCTTTCTTACGCTTTAATGTAAGATGAGAATAACCCTCAACTAACTGAGGATCTGTCTTATTTATAGCACCTTGAATCTCCACAAGGTGTTTTTGAGCCCAGTCGATGATGACTTTAGACGCCATAGCAGGCAAAATAGCTGCTTTCATGGCTTCATAGATGTCGATGGATGGAGATTCACCCATAATCCATTGATCCAACATGTCCTCAAGATCACCGAGAACTGTAGCATCAATCTTCATGCGAAGACGTTCTTGTACAGAAATGACTTCACGCTTAACATGACCATTTGCTGCATCTTTAGCATCTGCGATTTGATCTTCTTTAACTTTGCGAATGGCAAAGTCCATCATCTTCTCAAGCGTTTTGTTTATGTGCGAATATTCGTTATCACGTAAAATAAGCCCACGACTACGCATACGAAGAAGAGCTCCAGATTGTAGCTCAGAAGTCCAGTCAGGCGACCGATCCAACAAATCAAGTTTGTCTTTAGAGAATTTAAGCTCGTCTTTAGCATATTTGATTAGATCTTTCTTAAAGTGTTTACCGCTGTTGAAGTAGTTGTAATAATTGAATGCATTCATCAGCGAGACTTTGCGATGAGTCTCGTCTTTGAATTCGACACCAGTAAAAATGGGTTCTTCACCAGTGTACTTCTCGTCAACCATCAAAGGGTTAGTGATACGTTTCTTTGGTGGTTTAAATGCTTTGCCGTTAATTTTTACTGTTGCCATATTTCCTCCGTTGGGTTATTATACCACAACGAGTTATTATTGTACACTCTTTACATCAGCGATGGTGAATGATCTCCATCCCTGTTTCTCTACATCAAACACAGCGAGCACGTTATCGTTCACTTTAATAGTTGTGCCTTTCTTAGGTCGATGTTCCTCTGGAATAACAGCTTCGCTCAATGTGCAAAACATCTTGCGCTCTGTGCCATCTTTCTTCGTGAATACGATTTGATGAATACCACCACGAAGTTTAGTTTGTAAGTCTTCTCGATTAAACATAATATTACCAATCAGATGAAGGGCCAGAGTCAGAACTCCATGAATCGCCCGATGAAGATGAATCAGAACTAGAACTTGGTGCTGACCAAGAATCACTGCGTTCTGTCTTTGGAAAATCAATCGGATCAGATCCTCCTGATTTATGAGCCAGTGAATTTACTGCACTGTCAATCAACATGCCAGTTAACATGCCAGTTAAAAAGTCATCGTTACTAGAATCCTTCACGCTTTGTGTTGGAGATGGCGCATAAGAAGGTTTGGCTGCTGTCTCTTTGCGATATGTGTCCATCTTCTTTTGAGTCGTTGGATTATTTTGCAATGCATCTTGAATTTGAAGGCGACGACGTTCGCGATCACGAGCTAATGCTGCTTGTGCTTCTGCGATTGCTGTTTCACGTTCGTCAGCAAGTTGTTGACGACGCTCTCTGTATTTCACAATTAGTTTGCCTAAACCAATAACCGCCACAAGGGCGGTTACGATTAGCAATATTGCTAAGATATCTTCCATGATTACTTACCGTTGATCATGAGACCAGTCATGTTAGACGGTACAACAATCGTCTGAACCTTACCGTTCTTGATACCTTCAGAGATATTCAATGCAGCTTGTGCATTCATGTATGCGATAGACTGAGAACCTTGATTAGACAAAGCTGCCATACGTTCTGCTTCTTTCTTAGCAGTAGCTACTTCGACTTCTTTCTGCTTGAATTCGTTCTTAGAGCGAACCAAAGCATTTGCAGATTCTACAACGCTGTCAGCAGGCAACACGTTTCGAATCAACACTTGTCCGATGGTGATCGCGCCATCAAGTTTTTCTTCTACAAGACTCTTCTGAATTTCTTCTCGAATCTGTACTTCCATTGCAGCACGTGCGTCGTTCATGTCAAGAGCTTCGTATTTACGTGCAGCTTTGTAGATGCCGTTACGTGCAGCGTTGAAGATGTAATTGTACATGAGATATGTGTCACCGTTGTGCTTCACGTGGAAGCTTTGTGACTTAGTTGAATACAACTCTGCGACTTGCTGAGGATTGATGTTGTAGATTACAACAGCATCGAAGTCCTTCATTGTAGAATTGTCTTTAGCGATAGGCGTCATGTCTTCAACTTTGACAGCAACGTCTTTAACTGGGAAAGTGATCACATCGCCGATGAGCACTTGATTGAACGAACCTGGCAAGAGTTCGCCTTGCTTAACTTGTTTGTCGAAGCCAACGCGTACACCAACCTCACCAGTCTCAATACGAGTACAAGCGGGAAGCACAGCAATTGCAGCAACGAGAGCCAAAAGTTTCATAGATGTCTTCATAATATTCCTTAAAACATGATAACGATAGCAGTCATTACAACGACTGCAAGGATTGCACACACAAAGCTATAGAGAGCGATCTTTGTATAAGCCCACTTCTCTTTGCCACTCATTTTAATTGCTGCTGCGATGCCACCATAGAACACCAAAAACAACAATGCGAAAATCAAAATCAACCGAATCATATAGTTCCTTCAGTAAGAGCCGCTTACTCTATGCGGCGACCTATATAGCCAGATTCTCCCGAATGTGGTGGTCAGTCTAAGCTTTCTTTTAGGAAAGGAGTTGCTTAGTCCATTGAGTTGCGGAAGTCACCAAGACCGAATTCGTTGCGCAGAGACACTACGTCATCATAGCCAACAGTATTATCGAAACCACCGGTACCGATATCTGAGTCTTCCTTAGCTGCACGTTTTGATGCAGTCACTTTGGTTGCGGTAACTTTTGCAACTTTAGCTTTAGGTGCAGACGATGTAACCGTCGACACTTTGGCTTTAGTAGCCTTCAACTTCGTTTTAGGTGCCAGAGCTGCATCAGCTTCCGGTGTACCTTTGATAAGTGCACCTTTCGTAGGCATCTTGTAGACACCTTTCGTCACTTGGTTAGTGAAGAAGTAGAATGGATACTCGTTACCATTGCGAGGATTCAAGCCCATCGCGCGAATAACTTTAATTGCATCCTTCCACTGGAAAGTGGCACCGCTTTTAACTTCGGGATGTGCTGCAAAAAACTTGCTTTCGAAATTCTTTACAAAATCCGCTTCATACACTCGTGCTTTACGACCCATAATTTAACTCCTTTTCAGTTTCACGTTTAGTCGCTTGTCGATCAAAGACCAACTTCTTGCTCATGACTACACGCATACGGTACTTCGGTGTACGCAGATCCTTAGCTATAGGATTTGCTTTGCGAGTTACTTTTCGTTTAGTCATGATATATTATACCACAGTTTTACATGTTTGTAAACTGGGGCCCCTTAAATTTTATTGCTAATTTTTTGAACACCGAACATCATAGACAAAAGACCTAACATTCCAATGAAGATGAGTGCAGGTAATTGTGCATCAGTGGCATTGTCAATACCGCCAACAGCACCAAAGACCAACAGAAAACCAATCACAGTACGAATCATTTGTTTGTTCCTTTATTCAATTTATGGATCCATTATACCCTATTCCCTGCAGTTTGTACATAGCCTGGGGACTTTTTTTCGCACTTTTTTTCGCTTTTTCACATGGTGGAATCATAAAAAAAGCCAATGGAATCATTGGCTTGCACGGACGGTGGCTGGAATGTATACTTTAGTTACAATTTCTGTATACTGTCTAACTTAGTCCTGAATGCTTTTACTTTGCTCGTACGATCTGGCCAGTGAATGTATGCTTTCTCTGGATTTGCTTCTAAGTTCTTCAGCAGTGGTTCGATCGACTTGCGTAAGAGCACTAACTTATCTTTGAGTGTTTGTACTTCACCACTGGTTGCTTCAACTTGTGCAGTAGCTTGTTGTACGGTCTCTAGTTCTTCTTCGTCGACTGCAGTGAAACCGAAGTCAAAGTCTATCTCTTGAATGTCTGATGCTTTCATAGTAATTCTTCCAGTGGTGTGCCTTCTTTTGTGTTGTGAACGATGATGCCAAATCCTTTATATTTTTGCCAACGTTCTCGCCAATGTATGTATAAGTCAAATTGAGCTCTACTTCTCTCTATGATCTTGTCTGTTTTTGTCTCTATTGTGTCTGCCCAAATTGAGTCAAATCCCCATAGATGGATCTCTGTGTAGTCGTGATCTATTAGCCAATGCGCTGCTACATGACCAGCGCTCATGTATTTTTCTAAATATGCTACTTTATGCCATATGTCAAACTCATGAGTTATCTCTTGTTCTATGAGTGTTGGCATAGCATATTCAGATGTAATGATTGGTTTGCCTTGAAAAAGACTGCGATTACCACAATACTTTAAAAACGGCCTTTTGTCCAATACAACGGAAACATCAACTGGGTGCTCCTGTATGTTACAACCTATAATTAGTCCATCTGTAGGTTGGTATAGCTCAATGGATGGTCCATTTCCCAATATATGTGCTTTCATTTTTGATCCATGTCAATGTTTATTTACATTTATTTATAAATAAGGAAAGGAGTGAGCAGTTAGCACTCTTGCAATATTACAACTTCCATAGGGAAAAAACATGTACAAAAAGATCGCTATCGCGGTGCTTTTTGTTATGACTACATCAAGCGTTTGGGCACAGCCAATCGTAACTGACTCGACAAGTAGATCATATACTGACTCTACATCAAACAGCACAACAACAGTAAAATCACCGCCACCAACAGCTGTGGCCCCTGCAATCACGACTATTAACAATGACGTATGCGCCACTGCAGCATCTGGTGCAGTACAGACACAAATTCTTGGTATCTCTCTTGGTACTACCGTAAGAGATATGAATTGTGAACGTATTAAACTATCAAAAAACTTATATGACATGGGTATGAAAGTAGCTGCAGTTGCTACTCTATGTCAAGACGACCGCGTATTCCAAGCTATGATCGACGCTGGTACACCATGTCCTGTACAAGGCAAAATTGGTGAATCTGCTAAAGAAATTTGGAAAACTAAAGGTCGTATCAAAGAAGACGATACAGTAGTACAAACAAAAGAAAAAGCAAAAGAGCAACCAATTAGAGATAGCGGCGAACAAAAGTAATGAAGAAGCTACTATTAGCATTAGCACTAATCATCTGTACGATTACAGCATCAGCTGAAATTGTAACATTGCCTATTCCTGGTGCACCAGGTTTGAGCATAACAGTTGGTACTGGTGTTAATGCTTTGCCTCTTCAAGACATACGTTCTAACCCGAATGCAGTCAACATCACAACGTGGGATGACCATATTACTGAAGTTCCATTGGGATTTAACTTCCCATTTTTTGGAAGAACATTTAATAATTCGTGGGCCGCTACGAATGGTTACGTGACGTTTCAAAATCCATGGCAATCAGGACTTGGTGGAGGTTGTTGTTCAGGTGTAGACTTAAGAAACACTACAAACCCTGCATACAACTATACAATCTTTGGTGTACACACTGACTTATATTCATGGAACGGTCAAAATCAATTCTATCTCCGTGAACCTAATCAAATGACATATGGTTGGTATAACTTAAGTCAATGCTGTTCATCACAAGGTGGTAACAGCTTTGAGATTAAGATTAATTCTGCTGGTAACGTCGATACTCGTATTGCTGGTGCGATGGTGCAGTGGAATGCAGTAACATCTGGTATGTCAGGAGATTTATCTAAGGGAGAATATTTCCAATACTATCACGGTAGCGGTTGGAATATCAACTCATCAACTGGTGGTGTAAGTTGGAATACAAATGGTGGATTTACAGGTACAGATCAATGTACAATTAATCCGTTATCTTCACCGACATGCCCAGGTTATACGACTGCTCAGTGTACGATCAGTTCATTGTATAGCACAACATGTCCTGGATATCAACAAGCATTCTTTAGTCAACAGTGTTCAGCAAATCCGATGTATGACATCAATTGTCCTGGGTATGCGACTGCTTACTTAAATTACCAGTGTTCTATAGATCCTCTTTACTCAACTACATGTCAAGGTTATGAATCCGCATACTTACAACAGCGATGTTCAGCGAATGCTTTATACTCAACAAGTTGCACAGGATATGATCAAGCGTATCTGTCACAACAATGCAGTCTTAATTCGCTTTACTCAACAACTTGTCCTGGTTATGCTAGCGCCTACTTTAGTCAACAATGTACAGTAAGTGGTTTATACAGTGCATCTTGTCCAAATTATGCTGATGCTTATTTCGCGCAACAGTGTTCATTAAATGGTTTATACAACACGCGTTGTCCTAACTATGCACAAGCATACGCTACACAACAAGCATTAACACAGACAAGCACATCAACTACTACGAGTTCAGCACCTACGCCTGCATCGGTGGCAGCAGTTTCTACTGTTACACCAACAACAACTGTCAGTAATGACGGTACAGTATCAACAGGTGTTTCATCAACAGGTAACTCAACAGTTGATGCTGTGATAGCAACATCAAGCAGTACATCAGCGACAAGTGCAACATCTGTGTCACCAGTATCAGTAACTTCTACAGTGTCACAAACGTCTCAACAATCTGCTGCACAACCTACATCACCTGTAGCGGTTGCAGTCGCTGTTGAACAAAAGAAAGAAGAGAAGAAAGATGCTGCTAGCACAAGTGTATCATCGACATCAACTAATCAGACTGCTTCGTCGGATTCTGGCTCAAAGGGAGAACAACCTAAGACAGCAAGACAAGAGTTGCAAGAAAGAAGAGTCGCAGCAGCTCGAGCTAAAGCTGTAGAGGAAGGTAAGAACTTAGCTAGCAATATGGGTAAAGTCGCAGACATAGAATCACAGAAGCAAGTACAGAATGTGGTTATCGCTGCGATGGGTTACACACCTGGATTTGATGCTTATAACAAAGTAGTCATGCGCGATGTGATTGGTTATAAGCCATATGTTGTTTATGCAAATCAAAACAACGTTGATAATAAGCGAGTGTCCCGTGGACTTATGGGTCCATCGGACAAATTACACGAGGAGATGGTGAATGAGCAATACAGAAGATAATATCGATATTAACGGTGATGGTCAAGTCACTGAAACAGAACAGCAAGCTTATGAGAGAAAAGCTGTCAATCGCCGTCGCATGGCTTGGGTATCATTAATTTCTATGATCGCCACTGCTGCGGCAATTCTATTCATAGTCCCTGAGGCTAAACTCGATAGAATTAAAGACATGCTTGATCTTTATTGGATTGCTATGGGAAGCATTGTTGGTGCCTATGTTGGCATTTCAACATGGATGTCAAAAAAATAAGGAATTAAAATGACAGAAGAAATTAAGGACGTCAATAAAAAGATTGACGATGCAGAAGCAGCAGTAAAGAAGTATGCTAGTAAAGATACTGTTATTAGTATCGGTGGCTATGAATTTACGCCAGCTAAATTAATGGTTGCATTCACATTAGTATCATCTATCCTTGGCGGTTTGTATGGTACGTTCGAAGTCTATAAGTCATATCAAGATATGAAGACTAAGATCGAGAAGTATGTAACTCCAGACTTAACAGAAATTGAAAAGAAGTTGGCTATCGTTGAAGAGAATTCACAGAAGTCATCTGATTATACTCGTGATATCAAGAACGATCTGAAGAATGACATCCGTCGTTTAGAAGGAGTTGTTGAAGGTGTAGAGCGTACAACTAAACAGTCTCAGCGCGAGACTGAACAAGATGTACGTCAACTACGTAAAGAAATTGATAGTAAGATCCAAAAAGCTTTGGATAACCCGCTCGCTAAGTAAGCAGTATTAATAGGAGTTGAGAAAGGTCTATGTGTGAACAACATGAATGATAAAAAATTATTTAAATGGTTAGCTCTAATTATTTTCCTCCCGCTTGGTTTAGCCATTGTGGGTGGAGATTCATTCCGCTATCCTTGCCAGGATCCTAAAAATTGGGATTCTCCGCAGTGTCAAAAACCATTATGCGATGTGACACGTACATGTCCAGAACATATCTTTAAAGGTCAACGTGATCCACGTTTAGGACCACCAACAGAGGCTGAAGCTGCTAAAGCGCCACCAAAACCACCAGTAACAGGAGCAAATTGTAAATGAACTTAGATCTATTCAACAAAGAAAAATTAGAAAAAGTGAATGATAAGCCTCAAGCGTCAAGCGAAGAAGTGTTTATTTACACTGAAGATCAGCTTATGGCTCGTCTTCGCTTCTTTATTGGTATCTGCTTAGCACTTACTCTTACAGGTATCGTGTTCGTAGTATTGTATTCTATCATCTTCGTTACACAACCTCTGAACGCTATCTCACCGATCGATCAGAAGTTCTTCGAGTTGATTATTCCTATCGCTACGTTCTTGACAGGTACACTATCAGGTATCATGTTAGCAGGTAAGGATAAAGATGCTGCAATGAAAGCTATGGATATGGCATCAGGCGTTAATAGACCATCATCTCCACTTCCACCAGCACCGCTACCACGTGCACCATTACCAACTCCTGGTATTCCACCAGTTGTGCCTACTGTTGCTGTACCAAGTGTTGAAGTACCACCTACAGTGCCAGTGGTTCCAGTCGTACCTATCGTACGACCACCAATGTAATAAACTAGCACGCAAAAGAAAGGGGACTTTATGTCCCCTTTTCTATATCCAGCTCCCGGCCTCTGATAGATCTATCTATAAAAAGCCATTTCTCTGCAGTTACTTACTACGAGTAGTGGATCCTGTTGCAGTGCTATATGTCGCACCGCTACCACTTACAAACTCGTTAAGTAACTTAGCTTCATTCACGATCGCCTCTGCAGTTGGGAATTTATGATTCTTCAAGAATTCTTTCTGTAGTTCTGGATCATCAAATGCACGAGTCTCCTCAAGCTTTGCAAAGTACTCTGTTGAGAGTCTATCCTTAGCAAGTCCTAGTAGTTCTTGTCTAATTTCGAATGGTGTTTTATTAGTCATGTGTGTGTTTCCTTTGTGTGTATACTAGTGGCCGACTAGTGGCGGTTACTGCTTAGCGTTATTCTCAGCAGCTTTCTTCTGTGTTGCAGCAGGAGCTTTACGTACACTCTTGTCTGCAGGTGCAGCGATAGTTGGCTTCACCTTAGATTCTGGTGCTTTTAAGCATGGACCTTTGTTCTTATTTGCAGGTTTAGTGCAATCCAACTTTGGTGCGGGTTTTGGATCAGCAGCTTGTACGCTCGTCATACCAAATGCAATTGCTAATGCTAACATTAATTTCTTCATATAACATTCCTTATGTTAAAATGCAGGTATTCTGTTACGAGGAACCTGCGAAACCCTAAGCGGCGTTTAGGCTGCTAATGCGAACTGTGAGTCGTTTGCGTTTACTTTATTTATGCGATTTGCGGTCGTCATCTACCGTGTTGCCGTCTCTACTATCTACCTCTGTCGAAACCATGGCTCCCCCATCAAAAGTATACTATGGTGAAATGAACTTACTGAGTAGAGGTTCCGGCTTACCAATCCCGATCTTTTTACAGATTTAAGTATACTTTTGGTGGAGGAGGCGGGAGTCGAACCCGCGTCCAGAAGTCCTTCGTGTTGAAGGAGTTACAACAATTCTTTTATGCTGATAGAATTTCTACAGCGTGATTATAATGCTTGATACGATCATCAAGACCGATTGTACCACCGTTGATACGCTTAGTCATGCCCATAAAATCACCAGCATCTGCATATGTATTCAAATCATTTGTTGACCAGAACCAGCAAGCTGAGTGAACAGCTCCACGTGGTGATTCAATGTATTCAGGTGCATCTTCAACTGCTAGACCTGCATATTGTGCGAAGCGTGAGTAGTTATCTTTACCAGTCAACTGTAATAGACCACGTCCACAATACTTATAACCGTCACCAGTTTCTTCAGTGCCATTACCCATACGACCACCATAAACTTTATTAGCGATAGCTTCTGGTTTACCTGCGTATGCAGCTGCAGTAGCAGCATCGAAACGATTTGGCCATAGTTTTTGTAGTGTCTCTGCACGATAGTTTAAGTTCTCTTTAAGAGCTGTATAACCACCAGATTCGTGTGCTGTTTGTGCAACGAATGCAGCAACACGAGCAACTGTATTAATACCGAACACAGGTAATAGTTCATATAATTCATTGAACCATGTATCAACACCATAACGTGCGTTAGGGATGATATGTGCTAGTTTTTCTTGCGTAAAATCAAATTCAAAAGACATTAGAGCTCCTTAGCTTAGTACGAATGCGACTGCGAAAGCAGCCTTAGATTTATTTTCAATGTTTGTGTTTCCGGTAGTTGCGGCAGCGGCCAAAGCAGCATCAGTTCTTAGGTTGATTTGATTTTCAAATTCGCTCATAAATCCTGAAGAGATTCTAATTTCTAATTTAGATCCTTTTGGCCAATCAATAGCAGTAGAACCGTACATGCCTCTTTCAATGGTTAGAGTTTTGTTTGGTCTATCGATATTTGTAATTTTAATTTGTTCTGACAAGCTATTGTCGTCATTAGCAATCGTAGCAATTGCAGGATCAGCTGAACTGATACCAGTTGGAAACGATGATACCGATTCAATCACTGCATAAATGTCTGTGTCAGTCAATGGATCAAATAATTGTGATCCAACGTTATCTGCAAATTTTAATGCCATAATTATCCTAGCTTTTCTATACCAAATTTAGAAACACCGAAACGAGTTGGACCAGGATTTGGATAAAATCCAGTCAATACGTTTCTAGATCCTGTGATAGCATGACCGCATGTGGCCAAATCACCAGTTCTACAGATACCTATACCATTTGCAAACACGTCAACAGATGCCTCGTCCATAACTGAAGCATCATGTGGAGAACGACCGTGGCCGGCGATAGTGGCACCTTTTACTACAACAGGTGCACCATTAATGAATACTGTGGGAGCTAAATTACCGGTGACTACTCCACCGGCTTTATCTACTCCAACCCTCGCGATTCCTGGCATAGAGATATCCTTATTAGATATCTCTATTTATATGGTTATTTTTTCGGGGGTGAAGCTATAGGAGCTGAGGCGTCCTTAAATTGACCGGAAAGTGACATAGCCATTACCATGTTTTTGCAAAGTTCAGTGTGGCTTTCCATCGCACACATTGCATATAAAGGATTTTGTCCTTGTTGGAGAGACATCTTAATGGTTTCTGTCTTCCACTGAGTGGCTAACATTCCCCAAGCGATCAGTCCTCCAAATATTAATGTTAATGAAATTATTATGGCATAAACCATTTTACTGTTCATTGTTATCCTTTCTTTGTGTACTTATCAAGTTCTGATTGAGGTACGTTGAACAACTTGTTGGGGAATCTATCTTTAGCAGAGCGGTTTAATTCTTCAAAAGTTTTACCCTGAGCCAAGAATTCTTCAGTTTCTTTGTTATAAAGAAACAGCATTCCGTTTACATCTTCGATTCTAGCAGGTACAATAGTTTCTTTTAGTTTAGCAAGACCGCTCTCGAGCGCAGCATCAAGCTTTTTACTTTGGATGTGTATATACACACGAGCAACTGCATTTGCGATCGCAAGAGTTATAACGATACCGATTACTATACCTACCAGAATATCCATTACTTTGCCTTTGTCTTGATGATAGAGCTACCTAAGATGCTTGTCAACCAGAAAGATGCTAGCCATGTTTCGATGGTAACAGGAATTGCTAAATTAAATAAAGCATTTAATGACCAGATAGATGCGATTGGTCCACCGATGATAAGACCTAGCGCGATCACGATAATAATAATGTATTGCATATTAATCCCATAATGTTCTAAAATACTTGCCAAATAAACGGAGACCGTTGTCTACACGTTTCCACTCTTCGAATAGTCCGTCATAATCACATTTGTAAGTATGATCTGGACCATCTTTAAACTGATACAGCGTAGGTTTGCCATCTGCATCAAATTTACATGGTTCTGAAACCCAATCGATCTCACCACTTCTATACTTGTCTTCCCACGAATCATCAACAAGATGTTCGAATGCGAAGATCATTTCATCGAGAGCCCACTCATAACGATCATGTACATCGCATTGAATGTTTTGTCTTGTCAACTCTGGATCATTATAAAAATCAAATGTTTTTTGATCATCATAATCTTCAGTAGTAGTCAAGCGCATTGCTTCAGGTACATCTTCAAGATCAATGAAACCTGAACCATGTTTAGTCTCTTTCAGTTGCTTCAACATCGGTAAGATGATTGGTGCAAGTGTATGATCGATGCTCCATGTGTCCCAATAATCGATCTTAATATACTTCTTCTCGATCTTCTTAGAGTGTACCCATTCTAAGAACTTGTAAAGCAATGTCTTTGGAAGTTCTTTGCGCTTACTACGAAACACGTCGTTTTCTGGCTTTTTCTTATGAAAGCCATACGCTAAGAATTCACCGAAGTCACTTACCCACTCAGGTTTTTCTTTAAAACCAAATTCGTCTTTGACTTTAGGTGCCCAAAAACAAAGTAGTTCGGCAAGTTGGTAAGGTCCAAACCAATTTGTTGGTTTTCCAAGATAAATTTTCATGACATTAATTCTTTAATTACTGTATTCAATCTATGCAATGTTGCCCATTGGTTGCGTGTAAGTTGTAGACTATCATCATAATTAAGATGTTGAATATCACTTTGCAAGTCTTTCAGCAGACCATAAATGTCTTCTGGCTTTTTAGCAGCAATCTTTTCTACACCCAACTTATATGCTTGTTCGTATGCATCTTCGTACATACGCTTGATACCGTCACTCATCATTGCTCCTATGAACGTATCTGAATTTTGATTCTTCTTCCCAATCTTTTAGGTATGCATTATCTTCGTCAAAGATTTTTAGATACTCTTCATTTGTAATTACTCGATGACTTACGATGGTCTCACCAAGATGTTCCTGTGAGAATTCATCTGCTTCATTCATAGTAACTGTGTCGAGAGCCCATTCCTTCTTACCTTCAGGCACTTCAACAACATATCGCATGCGAAACGTAGAAATGCATTCGACCATCACAAGTTCTTTTTTCATCGCGGTAACACCCAATCTTCAGCAAAGTTTTCAGCATCTACTAATGTGTCGAATTTAGCATTAAATCCGCTTCCGCTATCATTAGTTACAGAGACTTGATAAGTCTTCGATTCAAGTAAGCGCATGACTGTCGCCGTACGCTTACCATCATCTGAATAAAAATTAGTTAGTTCTTGAACTGCAGCCATTAAACCTCCACAATTTTCAACTTCCATTTATCAGCACGACCTTCGTAACCGATATAACCACGAGGATTACATACAACTCGAGTGTCGTATACCATATAATCAAAGTCTTCGTGTGTATGTCCATGTGTCCACAACTTGATGTTAGGACGATCTTCCATCATATACTCAAGATCTGAATGATAACCGCCATTCATAAGCGTATCATGTTGATAACGAGGATGACATGACTTCAAGCTTGGACTATGATGAGTACACACTACAAACTTATCTTCGTTGTTTAATACAGTCTTCAGATATCCAACAAACTTATCGAACTCGTCTGCTGCATCCTCAGGAGAAAAATGTGCAGGTTCAGCTTTCTTTTTTGAACCTACTTGGATCATGTAACCTTTTTCATCGAGTTCATAACCACTGTCATCGGCTTTACGCTTGTACAATGGGACTGTACGATACACTTCACGATTGCTATTCTTAACACAACGGAAGTCATTCATCATGCTCTTCATATGAAATAGAGTAAGCGGATCACGCTTGTTCATATCACTCCACATGGTACCACCAACAAATGTAACATCGTCGATCTTCTTAACTTCATTGTCAAGTAAGTACACATTCTCGAGATGCTCAAGGTTTTTCTTGATATCTTTTGCAGTGAACTTAAAATCATAGTTGTAGTGCTCATGATTACCCATGACATAAACAACGTGTTTAAAGTTTTGTGAGCACGCCTTAAAGAAGTCTACGAAGCGCATAGCTTTCTTTGAGTGTGGCATATCACCATAACTTGCAGCAACTACATCAAAGTCTTTTGCAGTACAGATATCACCACTCAACACAAGCACATCAGCACCTTCTGTGTTTTCGATATTTAGCGCACCAAATTCTAAATGGACATCACTAGTGATTGCGATTTTCATACGACACCTTTACATAACATAGGTATATTATACCACATTTTTTACATGCTGTACACAGTTAAGTGTAGTGCAAATAAGTACCAGCAATGTATTTTGTATTAGAGATTGGAGGGAGACCGGCATGTGGGTGTGTCCACATTGGAGGGAAACATAACATGCGACCAGTCTTTGGTTGCACTCGTAGATCATGATCGATCCCGATGAAAGCGGTCTCACCGCCATCTGCTACGTTATTGAGATAGAAGAACATAACTAAGAATCGACGGGCAGACGCATGATCACCAACATCTACGTGTTCCCTAAACTCATCTTTGCCTCCGATCTCGTACTTCTTCATGCGTACTTGTTCGAAACCAATTTGTTTAGGGAAGAATTTGATCTGATGTGCTTCGCAGTACTTATCAACAAATGGTTGTACGCGAGACAAGATATAGTTTTGATCTTCAGCAAACATTGGATGTGCACCGAAGTTAATTTCATTGAAAGTCTTGAATGTATCGTCTCTTCGGATCCACGCAGTCTTTGTGCGTTCGAATTTATCGATTAGACCTTTACAAAAGTCGTCTTCAAGTACGTTATCAAATACAGAGATATAGTTTTTCATAATATTATATATCACAAATGGCAAAGGTCCCGAAGGACCTTTGTTGATTTAAGACAAAACCCGTGAATGTTTTGGCACACCTGTTAGTAGATATTCCATCTGATCTGCAAGTATGTTACGATTCATAAGGATCATGTGTTCGTAGTGGTTTGGTTCGTAAGGAATGTACAATAGTTCCAATCCAGCTTCTTTTAAAGTGCGGTCACTCTTTACAGAGTTGCACTTCTTGCAAGAAGTAACTACATTCATCCAAACATTCTGACCGCCACGTGACACAGGAACGATATGATCACGGGAAAGATGATTAGAAGTAAAATGATTACCGCAGTATGCGCAAACATGTTTGTCTCTCCCGAAAAGAGTCTTATTGCTTAATACAACTCGTCCAAACTTAGCTGGGTTAAATCCTTCACCACCTTTAATAGCGATTATAGATGGTGATTCTAAGTATGATTCAGAGCCGTCTTTGCGCATGCCTCCTCTGAACTTAGCGACTGTATCGCCAAGAGACCAAGCTACCTGTCCCTTTGCATGGTACAATATTGCTTGTTCAAAGTTTAACCATTGACGTGGAATTCCACCTACGTCAAGTGCTAGCACATTCATTTTAGACTCCTGTTTTAGACCATTCTTTAATTACGTCTGCCGTAATTCCTCTATGTTCTCGTTTTCCATATCGTTGCGCCATGGCTACAATACGTGGAACGATATACAATTGAAATAAGCCCTCATCATTACGTTTCTTTTCAACGTAGGCGTATGGTTTACCTTCGATGAACGCACGTGCTAGATGAGTAGCTCGCGATTCGTTTCTTACATTCCAACGGCGATGATTGCTAAGTTCTTGACGTTTTCTGTCAAGATCCCAATATTTGCCTTCACCTCTGTTATGTTGCATTTGCTTCTTGAGTTTACGTTCTTCAGTGCGAATAATGTTTGGCTCAAGAGCTAAGTGTTTTTGTTTGATTTTTAATTCGATAGTCATTGTAATTTTCCTTGTAAAAATAAAAGTGTTCTTTAAAGTTACAGGTAAAATTACGGTGGCTTCTGAATCTAGAGATGTAAACCCTTCATCATTTTCTCCTTTTATTTTGGTGCTCCTACCGAGAATCGAACTCGGATACCACGTTTTAGAGACGTTCACATTAACCATTATGTTATAGAAGCATGTATTATATATCAAAATCTGGTACCTGGTGTTGGACTCGAACCAACATAATCCCACTTGTAAGGAGGGTCCCTAACCTCTCGGGTCAACCAGGCAAAAATATTTGGGGTGAAAGGGGGAATCGAACCCTCTCTAACTGTTTCACAGACAGTTGTGCAACCACTACACTACTAACACCACTGAAAAAATTATATAGAGGCTCTCTATGGCGCTTGAATCCTTGGTAACCCAACTCTTCCTGGCAGATTCTTCCTTCGACCGGTTTCATCGGAAGTTTTGCTGTTGTTCCAGTGTAGTTACTTAGAAAGCTTTTATATAATCTTTTGGTAGGGGCACAGAGAATCGAACTCTGATTTTCTGGTTAAAAGCCAGATACTTTAGCCGTTAAGTTATACCCCCAAAAGTTTTCGAGGTTTATGTTTTCGTTTCATTTTCGTCTCTTTTTCCAATCATATGCAATTCCATCTGGACATGTTCCGTCTTTAACAGAGTCTACACCAAACTTACCGCATACTTCTATGTTATTACCTTTGATAGTCACGAATGTACCCAATTCTTTTGCGTACACTAATGCTTCATCTAATGTTTCAAATTTCTTTTCGTCTATTCTATACAATTTGTAGCAATTCTTTAATGGAGCAGGTGAAGGGATTCGAACCCTCTCCGACAGCTTGGAAGGCTGTGTCCTCTCCCAGGAGAACACCTGCGTTGTTAGGGGTGGAGATAAGAATTCAATTTGAACCGCGATAAGTCGCTCAGCAACCTGCAACAGACAAATAACAAAAAGCAGGCCACAAAGTACTAGGTTCCTATTATCAACAAGCAAGCGACAGTCACGTCGTATCTATAGGAGCAACTAACTATGGTTGGCCACAGTTGTTCGGATTAGCGTTCAAGGCTAACCAAATACTGTTAAGTCAGTATTTGTTTGTGCGCTTATCTAATGCAGATTCTCTTATCCTTCTTACCTCCGAAACTTAGATCAACCCTTCTTCTTGAAGAGTCAACTTTGTTGGATCACTCAACTGAATGAGGGTGTTCACATTCAACTGCAATAGTTTATCAGCTAAAGCTTGTTTGTCGCGCTTAAGCATTTTTAGTTCTGCCTTAGCTACATTGATGTCTTGTTCAGACACAACAGTTGTTTCAACCGTGTTGTAACGTTCACCGTACAACACACTACGATCTGAAGACGGAGCTTGCTTCATCTTAACGATACGAGCATTGATCTCTGTTACTTCTTTGCGTGGTGCAGTAGAAGCGATGGTACTCTTGATTGAGATTTGTGCATCCAACAATTGGATGTCAGCCAACACGTCACTAATACCACTCTCCACATTTGCACGACCAGCTGCCGCACGAATCTGGAACAAAGCTTTATTCAAAGCTTCTTTACGCTGAAGAGCTTGTGTAAACTCTAAAGCACCTTTGCTCAATGCAGCGTCAACATCTGCGGTGAATTCAGTTACTGACACGCTGTCAGTTGCCTTAACACCTGCGATCGCTTTACGGATCTCAGATTGGATTGCGCTTGCTTTACGAAGATTGATTTGCATATTTCATTTTCCTTTGCATTGTATAGGTTATATTATACCACATTTTTTATGTGTTGTACATGTAGAACTTTGGTACTCCCGGCGGGATTCGAACCCACATCATTCCCTCATCTAGAGACATCGCCAAGGTATAAGCTTGGAGTTTTACCGTTAAACTACAGGAGCATTCATCTGGCACCCCGTAAAGGAATCGAACCTCTACCTTCGCGTTCGTAGCACGATATGATTATCCATTTCACCAACGGGGCATATGTTGGTCCCGACACTTGGTTACGCACCAAGCTCTCTGGCTTTTCAGACCAGCGCTTTCACTAGATTAGCTTTATCGGGAAAATTAATTGGTGCCCTAGGAGGGCCACTCTGTTATTGGTGCGGATGGAGGGAATCGAACCCACACACCGAAGTACGAGTTTCTAAGACTCGCGCGTCTACCTATTTCGCCACATCCGCATTATTTTTTAAGTTTTTTACTTCCGTGTGTATCAGTTTGCTGATGACAGTTTGGACATAAAATTCTTAAATTATTAAAATCATGATTGTAATGATTGCCATCTACATGTTCTAAATGTTTAGGCAATATTTTGCCATTCCAATCTACAATACCACATTCCTCACACTTATCTTCTTTTAAACCTTCGGCAATCAATCTCAATCTAAGCTTATGACTACTATAGTGCGGATGCTTCCCATTTAAAATATCTGATAATGCAAATTTATCTTTGCCATCAGCCTTTTTCCTAGAAATTCCTTTTCCAGATTGATTAGTGTGCCATACACCAAGTTCTTTGGCGTACTTTCTAAAAGTTTGAAAGTTAATATTAAACTTCGATGCAGCTTCTGACATTGAAGCAGAATTGTTACATGCATCTATAATTAGTTGTTTATCTATCTTCATGTAAGTATTTATACATGTTGAATTCTTGACTAACAACTCTGTTAATATTTTATGGAGCGGGAAACGAGGTTCGAACTCGCGACGTCTTGCTTGGCAAGCAAGTACTCTACCAACTGAGCTATTCCCGCATTGTTTTAGTTTGTCGAACCTTTGATTCTAATCTCAGGAATCGACGCTTTGATTTTTATTTCTTTTTCGTCTTCTATTTTTTCAACAATTTCTTCTTTAGGAAGATCTCGTTGAAAAATTGTATCCCATCGTTTATCGTATTCTTCTTGTGATACACTAAACGGACGAGGTTTACATCCTTTTCCACCGTCACTCATACAGACTCCTTATTGGTCGGAGTACAAGGATTCGAACCTTGGACCCCCTGGTCCCAAACCAGGTGCGCTACCAGACTGCGCTACACTCCGATAATTAATTGGTGCTCCATGATGGAATCGAACCACCTTCGTCGGACTACAAAACCGATATAATACCAATATACGAATAGAGCAAATTTGTTGGTGCCGCCACGACGAATCGAACGCCGGACCTACTGATTACAAGTCAGTTGCTCTACCTGCTGAGCTATGACGGCATAAGATTATATATCTTGGTGGTAACGGTTGGATTCGAACCAACGTTAGCTTCCGTATGAAGAAAGTGCAAGGCCTCTTTGCTACGTTACCATTTAGAATCACACTCGATACATTCGTTAGTGCTGACACACATACTTTTCGCCTATTGTCAGATAGACCGAAACTTGGCCGCTCACTTTGGCGGTTACATCCCGTCGAGAATGATTTTAAATGGTGACCAGTGATTACACGCACTGGTCAACGTGGGGTCTGTAGACTGTTGACGACTTATCTCATTATACGCGGTCAACAAACGCGAGTGCTAAATTTGCAAGTAGTTCTACCATAATTATAAGAACCATTCACCCCTAATCAAGGCAGCTGCGAGGACTCGGTACGTTATTGCAATTACTAATCCAACGTTTACTATGTTTGTGCTAGGATATTGCGTCCCTCGTTGTTTACAATCGTTTTTGCTGGCCAGCTACTTACGATCGTGATTTTCATTTACTAACACTTGCAAAACTGGTCGGACACCCAAGACTCGAACTTGGTTCTCTCTGCTTAAGAGGCAGGACTTCACCTTCAAAGTTTGTCTCCGATTAATTGGTGAGTAAGGAGGGATTCGAACCCCCAACGGTTCCTAAGTAACGGATTTACAGTCCGCCGCGACACTAACCATATTCGCCTCTTACCCATAAACTGGCTGTGCTCCTAGGGATCGAACCTAGCTCATTCCTGATTAACAGTCAGGCGCATACACCTTGCTTGCTCGAGCACAATAAAAAATTTGTCGTTAAGATCTCTACTTAAAGTTTATCGCTACGCGACACACCTTAACAACAAAACTGGTTGCGGGGGAAGGACTCGAACCTTCTAGGATAAGCTTATGAGACTCTCCTCTACCCTGACTCCCCGCGATTGAAAACTGGCGATACGTAGGGGATTTGAACCCCTGATCTCTTGCGTGACAAGCAAGTGCATTAAGCCAGACTATGCTAACGTACCATTAATTAGTGTTGCTATGTTATGGACAACAATAACCCTATTGTCGTTTGCTTTTACCACCTAAAACTTGTATGGGCTATCCGTCGATAGTTTATTCCACTTTCGTCTTAGCGTAACTCGTAACAGGTGCGTGCACACAGAGCTGTCAGTGAGAGTGCATTATTCAAGTGAACACTGAATTTTTCCACAACAACACTAATTAATGGTACTCTCAAAAGGTAACGCTCCTTTGTCTCTAGGTTATCAGCCCAGTGCTCTACTTTTGAGCTATGAGAGTATAAGCTATGTTTGGTCAACTACTGCAAGTATACTTACAGTCACCTTAAGCGAGGCGAAGTCGGTTTATGTTGTGCTGAACCGTACAATTAACAGCAGTAGTTGCTTTAGATACTACCAAAATCTGAGCCCCTTTACGTGATACTCCTACGTCAGTTTCATCTATCAAACTGAATAACGTTCTTCATGTTTTACATCTCGAAGAAGATGACGCTGTTACCAGCAACGTTTGGTACTCGGTACGGGAATTGAACCCGTCTCTACGACTTGAAAGGCCGTTGATCTAACCGATAATCTAACCGAGTATTGATTGGTGCGGAGGGAGGGACTCGAACCCTCAGAACTCAGATTTTAAGTCTGATACGTATACCAATTCCGTCACATCCGCATTTTATTCTTACATCTATTATACCATACTTTTTGTATGTTGTACATAGTCATTTGGCGCGGCTAGCAGGAGTCGAACCCACATCTTACGGTGTAGAAGACCGTTGCCTTATCCATTAGACTATAGCCGCATTATTTGGAGCACCGAGCAAGATTTGAACTTGCGATTTTACTGGTTTGCAATCAGTTGCCTTGGACCGCTCGGCCATCGGTGCATATTCTTTGGTACCCTCGCTCAGATTCGAACTGAGAGAACTGCTCCTTTTGAGAGAGCCGACTTTACCAATTTGTCCACGAGGGCACATTATATTATGGTCAGGGAGGCAAGAATCGAACTTGCTCCTCGAGTATCCAAGACTCGTCGACTACCATTATCCTACACCCTGATATTTGGCATCCCCGCACGGACTCGAACCGCGACCAAGAGTTTTGGAGACTCGTATGCTGCCATTACACTACGGAGATATAAATTTGGTGGACCGCCGGAGACTCGAACTCCGATTACTGACGTGCAAAGCCAGTGTAATTCCCCCTATACTAGCAGCCCAAATTTGGTGGTGAATATAGGATTCGAACCTATGAACCCCGTGAAGGATTTTTTGTTTAGCAAACAAACGCAATAAGCCTCTCTGCCAATTCACCATATTTAAGTACACCGTACAGGAATTGAACCTGTCAACCCCACCAATGGTGAAGCTGTTTCCGCAACATCGGCCGCGCGCATCAGCCTTTGATGTACTTAAATATGGTGGAAGCGGTGAGATTCGAACTCACGGACCCTTTCGGATCGTCTGTTTTCAAGACAGGTGCAATAAACCGGGCTCTGCCACGCTTCCAAAATTGCTACAAATTGTTAAAGAACATGTGATCTTGCGATCTGATTGAGGTATGATTATACCACAACCGTTTTGCTTTGTACATAGTTTTTTCAAACTATTTTCAAATACTTTGGCGGGGCTAGCAGGATTCGAACCTACGATAGTTGAGTCAAAGTCAACTGTGTTACCGCTACACTATAGCCCTACAATTTTTAAGATGAGTAATTGTACCACATCTTTTGAACTTTGTACATGCTATCTTTAATAGTCTACCGTTTTAGTAGACTATCAGCAGCATCATACATTGTTGCTGAATTTCATTCATTATACCCTGAATTTTGGGTTTTGTACATAGTAGTCTACCGTTTTAGTAGACTAATACTTTTGTTTCAGATAAGAAAAAAGCCTCGGGTTTTTTAGGTCCGAGGCTTTGAGTAAAATCTAGTTGAACTTACTTACTCAATCCCCGCTACCTCCGCCGATATTCGCGCAGTCATAGCCCATTGACCATAGTGATGTGTGCTCAGGGCGTAACGCTACCTGACTAAACGTCATTCTAGGTTTTTGGGATGTAAATATTTTGTTCATAGATTTATATATACAAATTTTCTTCTCAAGTGAGAGTTTTTTTCAACTATTTAAAACTTTTGCGACAGAGTTCATCACAGATGCGATGCGACCAATATCGCGAAGTTGTTCAACACTATAACCTTCTGCTTTTAATGTATCATAGTGTGCCTTCACGCAGAAGTGACACTTACCAACAATTGATGCAGCAAGACTAAATGCTTCGAAGTTTGCTTTAGTTGTTCCACCGTGTGATGCGATAGCATTCATGCGCAACTGTGCAGGCAAACCTTTTAGACTCTCATCATCTGCCATCTCAACATACGGATACCATACGTTGTTTTGTGCCATAATACTTGCAGCAGTCATCGCAGACTCTGCATGTACAGGTGCATCAGCCAATAGAATACTCAACACTTTACCATTACCTGTTGCCGCTAATGCTGCTACAGCACAACCAATGGCAACATCAGGATCTAGTGTGCTACGCAAAAGGACAGCATCTAAATTTAGCTTAGTATCCTTTGCGTATTCTGGCAACGCACCTTTGATAGTGTCGTTGAATGCCATTATAGAGTTTCTCCACCAACTGTACGGTTACATGCACATAGTTCGCCTGTTTGTAACGCATCAAGGATACGTAGTGTTTCTTCAGGTGAACGACCAACGTTTAAGTTGTTTACAGTCACATGTTGAATGACATTATCTGGATCAACGATGAATGTAGCACGAAGAGCTGCACCAGCAGGAGCATAGAACACACCCAACTGTTCGATCAATGACTTATCCCAATCACGCTGAGTATCTGCGAACTGAATATGTTTGATCTTCTTTAGATCTTCATGAGCATTTTGCCATGCAAGTTTACAGAATTCATTGTCTGTGCTACCAGTCAATAGAACTGCATCGCGATCTGCAAAGTCTTGGAATAACTTGTCGTATGCTACGATCTCTGTAGGACATACGAATGTAAAATCCTTAGGGTAATATACGATGATCTTCCACTTACCAGCAAATGATTCTTCAGTGATATCGAAGAACTTGTCGCTACCAGGATTTACACCAGTTACAACGAACTTTTCTAATTTGTCTCCAACGGTCTTCATAATTTTCCTTTATTGAAATGTGTAGTTGATTAATTTTGTTAATCTAGAATTATATATGCGAAAAGCGCTTATGCAAAGAAATAATAATATTAATGATCATTATCAATAAAATTAATAACGCATACAGTTGTGTGTCAAAAACGTTTTAGCATCGTCTGCTGTACGAAAACGCTTGTTGAATTCTTTTCCGTCGCAACGTTTTGCCATCAAACTGATACTACGAGGAGTATCGACCATAATAAAACCTTTAATGAAGTCAGATATAAATGGCACTTCGTAGTACGAATCTTTGCCATCAGTGACTTTCTTAAAGCCATAGACTTTGTCACTTGATCCACTGAAGAATACCCAATCGTGTAATTCTTCAGCAATATCTTTACGAAGTAAGTAACGATCTACACCACGCATACTTTAAATTTCTCCTTGTCTTTTGTCATTTCACGAGGATTACACATCTTGTGCAGCAGTGTTCCAGCAGGAATAACTGATAGCAACAAAAATTCTGGTTTATCACCAACCTTTAAAGCTTTTGCTGGACGATCCATAAACTTCCAAAATGCAAAGTAATGCAATTTGCCTTGGTTGTACGATTCTAAATATTGCATGTACTTATTTTGATGCAACCAAAAGATGTCTTCGTGTACGATCTTGTTGTCGACACACCAAATCACACCTTCTGGATCTTTGCGAAAACGAAAGTCATGCTTGCGAGATTCTGAAGACTCAAGGATATAATCTTTGCCAGATTGTTTTACCATCTCGTCGATAAATTCGCAGTCAATATCCAATCGGCGTTCTTCATCAGTACGCTTTTTGCCATTGTTGTCTCTGTATGACTTAATCTTCTTTTCGCGTTGGTCAACAAATGCTTGATCCACACGATAAGTTGTATAGAGATTGATCTCGCCAAGTTTATCGAGAATGAATTTTGAATTTGGATCAGTTTGCATAGTATAAGAAATATTTAACGAACATAAACACAATGACACCTGCGATAGCAAAACGCAAGAAGAAAAGGATAGGTTTGATTAAGACTACGATAAGCAACACTACGATTAGAGTAGAAAATCCACTAAAATCATAATGAATGATGTCGTCGAAAGCTTGTGACCAACCATCTACTTTCGTAATGGTTTGTGTCACTTGCTCTACTTGTTCCTTAGTTTCCTGTATTACGTCTATAGCCATTATATAACTCGCAAAGTTTCATTTTCCAGGTTATATTATACCACATTTCTTGTCATTTGTACATAGGCCCTAAGTTCTAATACTCCAGCCCCTGTCCGTGCACCAGATCTCACCTGATAGTCTGGGTCATGATAACTGCATCTCCACGTGCAATTGCATCTTCAACCTGCTTTTTTACGACCGGATCACTTATGGTATGATGGGGAAGCTCATTTGCTCGTTCAGAAAGTGACTTTTTCTGTTCTGTTGGTTGCTGTTTTGTCTGCTTAGGTTCATACGATGGAGTGCCTGTATGATGATCTAATTCACGATATGCTTCTGACTTCTCGAACTGAAGTTTTAACATCTTGTTACGACGAATGGTTTCAGCTAAGATCTTGTTTGAGTCGTCATACGGGAAGATCATGCGACTGTAAACACGATAACCTTTACCTTCTCGCTTAATCTCGAAGCGATCACGTTTGAAGCCAATGATTTGTGCTTGTGCTGTTACCTGACGAGTAACACGTTCAACTTCTCTCATGACGTCAGCATTTGTCGCTGAGCCAGATTCTGTTGCATAGTCTTTCATCATGCTGCTGATCGTGCTGTCCATCTGTGCAGCGATTTGACGCTTAGCACTTAAGTTAGCTTTGTCGATAGCAAACTGAAGGTCAGTAGAATATTCTGTCGACACTGCAAAGATGTTTGTGTCATCCTTAGTGCGATACTCAGTGAACCATGCAGGTGCAATTGAAGTATCCACATTATCAGAACCTTGACGCCATTCTGATGGTCCAAACATGGAGTTAGACGATGTAGATGTAGTGCCACAACCTGTTAGTGCTGCGGCAATCGTTGCTGCTAAAATAACCTTTTTCATAATATAGTTCCTTACTGTTCAATAACAAGGTTGCGACGAACAATTCGTCTATCAGCGATCGGAATGGAAAGCAACTTCGCATTCAGATCATTCACATCGTAGTCACGCATGAAGTTTAAGTCTTCATTTGAGAACACGAATACTATGGACTCGTCAAATTTACTTGCACGAGCAATCATCTTATAACCTTGAGTTGGTACTGTCAACTCATTGGTAACATTGTTGTTTGTACCGACGAAAGTAGGCCACATCATGGTAGCTTTCTTACCTTCGATGTGAAACATGTAAACTTTTGTGGGTTTGTTTGTTGCCATTTTGAACTGCATCGATTCACCGTTTTTATACATGAATCGACCATCAACAAAGGCATCGATCTTAGGACGATCGGTAGTAACCTTGACTTCGAGGTCTACTGTGCACGTTTTACCAAAGTGTGTTGGTCTAACGTCGCGTTTACGTGCTGTGATACGCTTGACATAAGAGTCGGTCATAGAGAACATAGCTGTGTCAGATGCACACTTA